TATTTATGTAAGTGAAAAATCAGTTGAGCCTACTGATATGCATTTTTTTAATGACATGAACAAAAATAATTCAGAAGAAGTAATTCTTTATGATTTGATTAATTTAATTCATCAATCGGCATCAAGCACATTTGGTTTTAAAAAATCTGATATGTCTTTAGATAGAATTAATTATAGAACTTTTGAAGAGGGGCAATATTTTCATTATCACATAGATCAATGTGGAGAGGGTGGAGAAATATACACTGCCTTACTATACCTTAACGACGATTATGAAGGTGGCGAAATTGTTTTCTATGATATAGAAACAGGACGGGATGGGCCATTTGAAGCCTTCTTACCAGCCCCTGGAACACTTTTATGTTTTAAAGGTGATCACACATCTCCTCATGAAGTGCTTCCAGTACTTTTTGGCAGAAGAGCAAATATAGCTATGAATTTTCGTTTGCTTGATAAATAAGGAATAAAAATGCAACCAAAAATAATTGAAAATTTTATTAGTAAAGAAATGTGTATTTATATAAATGATTATTTTTTAAATAATGTAAAATTAGATCAACAAGGATATTCAAATATATACGTAAACAAATATTTACCTTTTTATGACGATTCTTATTTACTTAAAACTTTAGATAAAAAAAATTCTAAACAAGCACTATTTTATGATACATTAAATCTTTTACAAAAATCAATAAAATTACAATTTAATTTTTCAAAAGATGAACTAGATTCGGAATTTTTTAATTATAGAAATTTTGGACCAGGACAAAACTTTAAAGATTATCATATAGATGATTATGGGAATGTGGGAAAGCTTTATACTGCATTATTGTATTTGACAGATGACTATGAAGGCGGGGAGATTACTTTTTATGATGGGGGGCCAGAAGAAAAAGACAAATCAGTTACTTATCGCCCCAAAGCAGGTAGTTTATTTTTATTTGAAGGTATAGATCCGCATTCAGTAAACCCAGTTATATCTGGCAGAAGAGCACTATTTTCTATGAATAATAGAACCCCAGGCCTAACAGAATATTTAACTCTATAAAATGCGGCGTTGATGAACTTGATGGAACATGGGGACAAAGTTAAGGCATAAAATGTCTTAAATTATATATAGCAAGATCCGCATAAACATATCTATTACCAGATGTTACTGGTTTTGTGTAATGATTTAAGTGAGGATGTATTTTAAATAATATTAAATCTCCTGGATTAGGTTTATATTCAAAAGATTGATCGGGAAAACATATCTCACCGCCCTCAAATTCTCCAAAATATAAAGCTATTTTATAATGAGCAATGATTCTTTGTCCTCCTTCTCCATAATATGGATCTGAAGTTTGTATATCCGCATCTTGACCTTTTGTTAATCTATAAAAATTTGGTATCTTATAGGTCCAAAAAATTGGTGATAAAAGATCTAATACTGGTTCATGAATATCTTTTTCTATTATAGCTGGACTAGCTTTATCCGACCAATATTTATTTGCATTATTTTGATGCCAATCTTTTTCTGATAATAAATTAAGTGCATTAGTATATTTATCAACAACATCTTTATTTAAAAAATTTTTATAAATAAAAAGATATTCATGTATTTGATTTATTGCGGGGTTGTTCCTAAATGGTACTTCTCCATTCATGTATAAATGAATATCTTTGGGAAATAGGCTCATGGTATAATTATAGCATTCATTATTATAAGGATGATAAGGGGCAAACAATGAGCGAAAACTGGAACCAGATCAAAGGATCGGATAACCCGATCTTAAATACCATAGGCAATATCTGCGGGAGAATATCAGCTATATTCCTAAAGCCTCATATGTGGTGGGGAACTATGTGGGAATGGGATGCTACAGAGGATATAGATAAAGAAGATTTGGATATTTAAATATGAATAAATTGGCGGGGATGCCCAAAGGTCTAATTGCTATCCTTATAGGAGAGATAATCATAGTAACCCTAATAAAGGTATATGTAAGATGACATTAATCATATTACTTACCATATGGTATATAACTAAGCTATATTATACACATTCATTTAAGATCAATATAGTCAAATCAGACTTATTAGATTTAAGATGTTCAAGTTGTGGTAGACCCATATATCGCTCTATCGAGCATATAAGGGCTACAAATTATTGTACGGATTGTGCATAGTCCCGTCCCCAATACCCATAGATAACCCTTCATAGAGCCATATAGAGCCTATAGAAGTGGAGTATAGTGGAGCATAGTGGAGAATACATATACCCTTATCCACAATTTATACACAGGTTATCCACAGATATAGATATCATGTAATAAACCATATAATATAAGGCGTGTCAAATCGTAATATAGTTATCCACAGGTATATCCACATGTACACATAAAATTATATGTGTCAAGTGTTTATGTGGTCATATGTGGTCATATTTTATATGCTACACAAAAATGGACAAAAATAGACAGAATGTCTATATAAATGTCCATAAGTGTTTATGTTTCTTTAGTTTATTATACATATTGTTTGATTATTGATATGTTTTATATAGGGTATATTACCAGTACTTGTTGGGAGATTTGGGGTGCCATCGTAATGTCCCGCCCACAACTTCGTGGAGATTTTTAGCCCCCATCGTAATCCCATTTTTAAAGGCATTCGCTCACGCAAAAATTAGTACAAATCGGACATATGGGATAAAAAGAAAACCTCCACAGGACCCGAACCCGTGGAGGTTATAATGGACTTGGCAGATTTGCCTGAACGCCCTATCTCGTTGTATAATTATACCACTGCATTTATAGTCTTGTCAACTGAGTTATAGTATCCCTCTGATCCACAAGCACAGTAATAGTTGCCTGGTGCATCTGAGCACTCCCAACTATGGTTATGGCTCATACTAACACCTCAACAAATTGATTAAGTTCGAATGTCATACTTCCAACTGTGACTGTATTATTAACTAAGTTAATCTCTTTATATTCATATTGCTCTTCGTGATTAACTGGACCTACATATAAGCCATAGCCTGTTTCCGAATCCCGCCCGTGCTTCGTCAACTGGTCAACGATGATGCGGGTGGCATATGATGTGTCACCCTTGATACGGGGCATAGCGGCCTTGATAGCCTGCTGCATGATAGCCACAGATTCATCGCCATCCCAATGGGCATACACGTTAATATTTTGGGCGGGGTTATCAGTAGTGATGATTGTATAATTAGTTCTTGCTCCCATTATTCTGTCTCCTCATAGTATAGATTTACGATATCCATTAGTTCATTACATAGTGCGATTTCATCACGCATAGTAGCCAACTTGGCTCTAGACAATACATCTATATAACTTAAAACAAGTCTTAGATATCTACGCTGCTCTCTAACAGGTAACCTGTTAATATGGTCAGCGATAAGTTCTAAATTAGACTCTGCGTTAAGTAACATATCATTAGTCTGTTTAACATACTTTTGGTTTATACTTTGCATAAGTCCCCTATCCTATCATATTCTAACGAGTTTGTCTAGTGCTCTCACTATTTGAGATGGAGCTTTTACTCCACCTTTACAATTACAATTGGACATGTGCTTTTTGCAATCCCCGCACATGACGTAACCAATACGTACCCCCAGCTTGTCCAGCCCATACAATGTACGAGAGACTCGGACTGGGGGTAGTTCTTGGTAAGGGTTTACGTTAAAGGGGTTGAGACTACCTTTGAACGCTCCTTTGGAGCCTTAACAGGATAGCCTGCAGCCTGTAGGGCCAGGACCATATCCTTGCTAAAGCGACCACGAGCCCCTGGTGTAAAGCCCTTTGAAACTAGGAATTCACGTGGGGACTGTGCTGGTGTTGTTTGTACTGCTGTTGACTTTGCTTTTGTTGCCATATTATTTTGCCTCCATTAGTTGTTGGTATTCTTCTTCATCTAATTCGTCGCAATGTACGACGAAACCCTTTCCTACAATCCATTCACGGACTGATTCATATAAGTCATCCCACCCGTATTCAAGTGAGAAGATATGATTCTCTTCGATTATGATAGCCATAATCTCATCAGGCTTCTTGCGCCATAGATACTCAGGTTCCATATCGTTATAGTCCATCTCACACAAACTTAGCAACGTATAATAAGTTGCATAGTCAGCAATGGCGGGACGGTAATTGCCACCTGAGTTTGAGTACTTATCCATAGATACATTCATATCTACTAGAATGTTAATACGGTCCTGTGATGTAATTTCCATGGGCGTTATCCTACCATATAAAGGGACTGCTCGTCAAATTGACGGGCCATGTCAAGAATATGCTCAGCAGTCTCTATAGCCCCGTTATAATAAGAGTCTGATTCAAAATACTCATCTTCTGAAACTGGGATATTGTTTTGAGCATCCTCAAGATCTTGTTTTAAACTAATTATATGTAAATTGATATATTCAATTAGTGGATCATTCACTCAAAGATCTCCTTAATTAGTTCTGTGTGTAAAACTTTGACACCCTTATATTTATTTAAGACCTTATTCATCTTGTCATCATATGCACATGTTAGTTCCATCTGGTTATCATGTAGCATTTCTACCTCTACCCCGTGCTTCCAGGCCTCTACCATTAATGCTCCCGCCGTTTGGCGGGAGCCAGCATCAATTGTAACAATAGCCATTATCGCTCCTCATAGTTAATTAAGACATAATCAGAAACATCAAGGTCACCATCATAGGAAGATACATTTATGCTATTTTCTAGCAAGGTTTGTAGTGCATCTTCATCAGTTAGATCAACTGTAACTGTGCCTGAGATTTCTATTGTTGCAACAAACTCAACATCTTTAGTTAAAGAGATATTAAAGAGTTCTGCAATCTGGAGGAGTGTTCCTTGATCCCCAGATTCAAGATAGTTTTCCTTGATAATATCTTCAAGTGCAACTGCTTTCTCATAGTCATTGAGAACCTGCTTTGCATCTTGTCTTGCTCGGTTCATATCCCAATCAAGTTCTACTGTTTTAATAGTTACATACTCAGCCTGACCATTTACAATCTTCTTGTAAGTAACCAAAGCATTTGGGTTGTAAATATCGGCGGGATTAGTAAGAGTTTCCATTTCATCTTCTTTCTTAGTAGTTATAGGAGTAATTGTAGCACCTACCACTGACAAAGGTTCCAAGACACGCCCGCAAGGGCATGTGATGTTTGTCACAGTGGCGGGAAATCCAAACTTATCCGATGTAGTAAGTTCAATTAAACAATCACAATAGTCTGGATCACAAGCATATATATATTTAGTTGATATTAAATCCATTATACATTTGCCTCCACTGGGTGAATTGAACAACCTTCTTCTGATGTGCCGAAGCCACAGGTGGAGCATACATCATTTTCGCAATCTTCGCAATACCCCATAGTATTATATTCATCACATTCATTGCACTTGGTCTCATATTCAGATTGGCTAATGATTTCTCCACGGAGAAATTCCCATTCCCCACCCCAGCCTGTCTCTTCTTCAAAAGACAATGTAAATAGTAGGTCGGGATACTGAGATGATAGTTTAATTAGTGCTTCATCTGCTACACCCCAAGCAGTCTCAAAGTTATAATATACAACTAAGTTATCACCATTCTCAGTTGGCCCTTCCATATATGTATTAGGATGCTTATTCTCATCAGATACGGCTACATCCCATTTAACACCCCAGTTACGGATATTCCAGTTATACCAAGAGTTGTCGGTCTTAGATTTTTCCTGTAGGTCTGACCACCAATCGGGGTCAGACATATCTTTATCTGAGCGAACAGGTTGTTGCTTATATGCTTCAAGGTCGGTGGGAGCAACAATGTTGCGGAAAGAAAAGACGGGATTAGAGTATTTAAGTTCTTTAGTATTAAACTCTAAATCACCTATAGCAGATACATAATCTACAAATGGTTGATTAAGTTGAGATACTAACTTAGTTATAGATTCAGGATTACCTTCAATTGTAAGACCATTGAATACCCAGTTTGGCATTATATTTCCTTTGTTCGTAGTTATAAGGCATATTCTAGCATACCCCACTGACATTTGTCCACATAGCCTATACTTGTTTAATCGTAAAGGGTTTGACATATATCTTCATAATGTCTATATTCAGGAGATTTTTATACTCGTTCGTAATTGTGATTTTACTCACACCCGCGCCCCCATCACTTACATTTTGTCAAGTGATTATTCAGCGTGTCGTGTGCAAAGTTTGATCGCACCTGGATTTCAGCTTTGCACTTTGGACATATTACAACTTTTTTATTTTCCATGCGATTCTAACGGGACTTGAACCCGCAACCTCTACCGTGACAGGGTAGCGATCTAACCAATTGATCTATAGAATCAAGAGAGGTGAGGGGCTTTCGCCCCTCACGATTTATTAAGCGGTTAGTGATAACACTTGCTTAACAATTTTATTTTTTTCTGCCGTGATAACAGGATCAAATCCTGAAGCAGAATAAACGAGAGATTCGTTAGAACCTTTACGAGCAGTGCGGAAGTAATCAAGACGCTCAGTTAGAGCATTAACAACGCCCCATGCTGTACCCTTGATATTAGCATTAGTAGGAGAGTTATGGTACAACTCATCAAGCAGGACAACTTTATTTTCCCACTTAGTGATAGCACCCTTTTTATCTTCTTCTGGCTTAGGATAAAGAGTGTTGATGATCTTGCTAAATTGTGCATTCGTTACTTCACGAGTGAACAATTCGTTAGCCTGCTTAGAGAACTCATCGAAGTATGCAACCGACATACCTAGAGCCTCACGAGCAGCAGCGATCTTGCCATCAACAGTAGCGGTGTGGCGAATCTTGAAAGATTGCTTAGCCTTACGCATAGCGAAATTAAGTGTATTTTGGCACTTAACACGCACAGGCGTGATACCTGCTTGAATAGCGACAGAACCATCGTGTGAAGTGTGAACAACTAAATAAAGATTAGTTATATCATTAGCACCAGATGGATCAAGAACTAATTGGTTAGGAATAGACCATGAGCCATAAACTACACGACCATTCTTGAATGAACCAGCAGAGTCAATTTTGACTTCTGGATTAGAGTCATGAAGATTCTGTGCGAATGCAAACAAATCTTCATTCTGCACTTCTTTATAGCGTGAGCCTACTGTGGCAAGAACATCTTTCTGCCCGTCGGTGTAAGGGTTATCACGCACGACAAGATAAGATTCTGTAACCATCTTATAGTCGGGGACTAATTCGGAAATAGGCTCAAGGCGTACATTCCAATTAGATAGTTTAGCAGCATCCATAATTTCTGATACTGTTGGGGTTTCTGTATCTGCATCGAAAATCTTATTTGCATAAGAGTGCCATGCAGGATTAGAGCGGGAATCCACAAGAGCGAATGATACAGAACCATTCTCTACTTCGGACTTATGAGCGGTGTTGTTCATATGAACCTTCTTTCTGTTGTTGAAGCCTTATTCTAACATATGCCACTGACATTAGTCAAATCTATTTAATACGGAGAGTCTTAACAAAAGCGACAAATGCGACAATCATTACAATCGGTGAGATTAAAATCACAAAAGGGACTATAAATAATGCGAACATCTGAGAATTATACAATGTTTGACTGGTCATTGTCAAACTCAGAGATTTGGGAGTGTCTTCGTAAAACGGACATTTCGGGCGGCCGCGCCCCGCATCTGCAGCTTTGTCAAATTAAAATTAAGCGGGTGGTCTAAGGCTACTTAGACACTTACCTGTTATCACTCACGACCCGCTAATTATTTATTTACGCAGATGTTTTTACCATTGCAAAACGATTTTGTCCATTTGCTAAACGCAACTGAACTCGTGTTACTTTATTTGAGATTGGTGCAAACTTTGTGATGCGACCTGTAACACCTGTGCGAGATGTTGTGAATAGATCACCGATCTGATATGTGTATCCTTGTAGTGTCATTGTTTTTTCCTTTTCTATATTCGGGTTATAGTGTGAGCCAGTTTAGCGACTTGGCTCAGGTCGTTACTTATTTAGAGATATGAAGCGATTGACTTCATAGTTGAGGCAGAAACATATTCCTCGTCGGTCATACGCAAGATGTTAAGTGCATTGGTGATTTCTTCTCTTGCAGAAGTAATGTGATGCTCATACACAACCTCGAAATCACGCTTTGGCTCTACTGGGAATCCAGCCAAGTTAGTTGGAACATCATAGTCAATGTTCACTACATTATTATAGTTTCGGTATGCTACACGGAAGTTAGTTGCAACTGCGATATTTGCAACTGCATAATTCTGCAACTGGGTTTGATATTCTTTCCAAGAAACTTGATACGCTTCCTCGTTTGCTTGTGATGTTGCAAGTTTAGCCTCTAATTCTGCTAACTTTGATTCTAGTGCAGCAATTACTTTTGGTGTTGCTACTTTAACGGAGATTGCTCTAGCCATTTGTTTTCTACTTTCTATTCGGGTTTGTTGTTTGAGAGATTATTATAGCACCCCCCACCGACATTGGTGGGGGTAGCCGATACTTATTTAATTAAGCAAGTGTAACTGTTGTAAAACGCTCTACGCCGTCTACATCAAGCAAGACACGAGTCATTGTGTCGCTGATAGGCTCAATAGCCTTGATAACGCCAGTTACCTTTGACTTCTGTGTGGTAAAGAGGTCGCCTACTTGATATGTATTTGTTCCGATTGTCATTGTTTTTTCCTTTTCTGTTGTTGTTAGGTGGTATTTTACCATAGTGAACCAACCTTTGTCCAATTCACTATGGGCGTGTCTGGTGTGAGTTACCTCACACCAATTCTTCTTCATCTAAGTATTCATCTTCTGAGCACCAAGCTTCAAGATGGTGGCTTTCGATGATCGCATAAGCAGGTGCATATTCCTCGCCACGCCATAAGACGCCATCAGGCAATTCGATATTACGATCCAGGTCTTCTTCCCAGTATGCGTCAATAGCATCTATGCAAGGTTGAACCATTGAAGTCGGAACGGGTGGATAATGATTAGCACTTAAGTGCATAGCAATAGCACTTTCCATATCTAATCCAAGTGTTCCATCTGCTAATTCTGTTGCCATATTTATTCCCATTTAATTATTTACCTTTCGGGCGATAGAAGTTTTTTGTATACATTTTGCCATCAGGCATAGTTAGATTATAGGTCGCATATTCATTAGCGAACCCCCAGTCTACACATCTAGCGAAAGAGTTAAACGCTTCGAGTGCATCGGCTAATTGGATAGTATGATGCGGGGCTTGACCATCATAGGCGGTAGTGAGTTTATACATTAGTCATTCTCCTTTGTTTCCCATATTGTAGCAGGAGCCACCGACATTGTATTCCAAGTGGCTTCTTTATAGTCTTCCCACAATTTATCTAATTCATTAAGCATAGTAAGCCAATTCTGTTAAGAGATGAGCATAGCCATCTTTATCTGATTTAAGAGATAATTCGCAAGCATTACATTCCCACGCATAGCGAACAGTACGACCAGTACCAAGTGTAGCAATACACATATGGGTCATTTTTTGAGAGCATACTGGGCAATAGGCAGAAATTTCCTGCCCTAGCCCACCAAGTTTAATAGTCATATTAGTCCACCAATTCTGAGTCAATACCTACATAAACAGTAGTCCAAAAATCTTCTGGAATAAATCTATGCACAGATGGATTATAAGTAGGGCGAACCTTGCAAGCAAACGCAAGATAACCTTCGGGTGTTGAGTGTTCCATATCTCTACGGAAATCTGCATATTGGATTATGCCTTGTCCTTGTGAGGACTTTACATATTTGCCTTCTAGGGCTTGTGAGATTAGCATAAGTGCTACCTTCTTTCTTTGTTTCTAATAGTTGGAATTATACACGACACCACCGACATTTTTCTACCTACTAGCCAGTAATTCCACATTTTGAGACGCTCAGGTTATGTGAGTTGGCTCACATCTGATTAGTCAGAGTTTTTTATGACCATTCGTAACGGCGTGTCGGCTTGACGGGCGCGGCCCTGCATCTTTATGCATTGCATTGCATATTTAAACAATGGGCCCACCCTTGGACCCATTGCATTCTCTCTACCCGTCGCAGCTAAAATTTATGATCTATATTTAAATTTTCAAAAGCTAACATTGCAGCAAATTCAATTTCTTCAATGGATGCTTCGGACCAATCTAAATAATCACCTTCATCAATTTCATCTTGTACAAGTAGCGCAACGTCCATTGTTACGCCAAGATAATCAGAAATAATTTCTGTAAAAATGTTTTGGCCCTGTAGTTTAGTTTTCATCTTCGATCCCTTCGAATGCTCCGAGTTCACGCATTTCTGACATCATATGATTAAAATCAGATTCACTCATCAGAACCTGTGTCATATTAGTTGCAACGCCTGCAGTTAAAATTGCAGTGTACTTCATTAACAATTGCAAGACGGCAGGATTAAAATCAGTTTGTTGTGCAATTTCTGCAGCAACTTCCATTGACTCATCAGCATAAACAGCATTAGAGCAGGCCTCTTGGATAGCAAGGGCGGTAGAGATATTTGACATATTAGTATTCCTTTTTGTATTTTGTTTTACGGGTATATTTTTTCTTGTTGCGGATGGGCGTAGCAGAATTGCTACGCCTTAACTCCTGTATACGGCGGACTTTATCAGACAATTTCGATAACGGCTTCGCTAGCATTTTCATTTACTTCATAGAGTTTTGCAACTAATAGAGACGGAGAAGTTACATTACCGATTAACTCTCGGACACAATCTTCATTCATAGAAATAAAGATCTGAGCGGGCACCATAGAAATTCGCTTTGCCATAGATGACTCAGGCTTTACCTTTGAGACATAATTAATTCCATTAACTGTGAAAGGGTAAGCATTCCAGTTTGTTGTATCGAGTTCGTGCATTTTCATATTATTTTCCTTCTTTCGGGTTTGAGGTTGTTATTGTATCAGATAGCACTGACATTGCTTCAAGGCGTGACTCTTCACGCTTGTTTTGGACATAAGTTTTAAATTCGTCTAGATTCATATATATCACCCTTCGTCATATTCTAGAGACATTGGAAAGGCATCGCTTGAGTCTGCCCACCCATACATTCCCATTTCTTGCTGATCATAGCATTCAGGGCAGACATAGTCATCGCCATAAATGTCATACTCTTCCTCAGAGTAAAAAGTTTGGCTTGCACCACAAATTTCATAGTATAAGCAAGCAACTTCAAAAGTAGTTTTATTAGTCATTATTTGACCTCCTCTAGTGTTAGGCAAAGTGGGTTGCATTCGCAATAATCAAAATCAAAATCACCATCAGGGCTAACCCAGCCAGTGATACCTTGACCATAGCAGAGATCGCAATTTTTAAAAGTGCATTCCCAGCAAGTAGTTGCCCCAGTATAAGGAGCGTCATATACGGAAATCTCTCCGCAGGATTTGCCACACTCTTGGCAATTTATTTTTAGTGAAGTCATTTTAACTTCCTTTCTTTTGTTTAACGGATTTATTATAGCAGCGCCCACTGACATTGGGCGGGATTTGCCTAAATGCAGAGAATACACTCACACTTAGGGGCATTTCCACCCAATAGGATTTTTAATAAGGCTATACGCTGAGGCGTAGATAAGCCATAAGAAGAAGTACATCCACCATTGTTAAATTCGTGAACGATTTGATTTTCTAATTTAGCGGAAATTCCAAGGGTTTTTCCGATATTTACTTTATTTAGTGTAGTCATTTTTGACCACCTTTCTTTATTGTTTAACTATCGTTATTCTAGCATACTTTTTTGCTACTATCGAGTATACTCAGGAGTATCTTAAATATTGAGACGCTCAGACTATGTGATTAAATTCACAAATCTCGGGAGAAATTCGGACATATCGTAACAAAGGGTATAAATCGGGCCGCGCCCCTGCCCTGAAGTAAGTATTTTATACCCACTTCAGAGCATTTTTTATTTATTTAAAATCTTTGAAAATATCTTCAACGATTTTAATTTGTTCATCTGTTAAATGATCTAGCTGGATTGCATTTGCAAAATTAAAAATGTCTTCCATTATTTTACATCCGCCATTTCATCATTTCCATAGCAAGCCAATTCAAAACGATTTGGCGAGAAGTTGGGATTATCTGCAAAGAAGAAATCCGAGAAGTCAATTACTAGATCGTGAAAAACTTCTGAGTCAATTCGGTTTTTATTTTCGTGCAGAATATCTGCTACATTTATGTAGTCTTTACGGCTCATCATTTATTTATTTCCTATCGTGTGTAGTGGTGGGTTAGTTTAATTGAGGATTTTAGCCAAGCAATATGATGCGGGGCGTGTACTAAGTGCGGGGCATAGTAGTGTGCTTTAGTTATGAGGTGTAGCATTAGAGATCGAATTCCTCATCAAACTCTACTTCACTATCCTCTATATCTTCAATAGAGATTTCATTATTAACCTTAGCATTTTCAGCCTCGGTTTCTTCTGCTAGTAGCAGGTCAAATACATCAGGCTCGATAGCCCAAGGGTCAAACTTTTTTTCGAATGAGTAAGTCATAGTCATTTAGTTATCCTTTCCAATAGTTTTTAAATCTTGATACATAGCATACACTAAGTAACACATTGGCACAAACGCTAGTGCCATAACAGTACGGACAATATAGGTTAGAATAATCATTAGTTATTTACCTCCACTGTGAAGTAACAACGGACATTACCTTGTCCGTTAGTAGTCTGCCAAGCACGCAGACCTTTACTAAATACTACTGATTCTTTACAGAATAAGCAGGTAGTAGAATTAGCAGGGACAGTGTGCAAACTATGCACTTTATTTATAGTGTTCATATTATGAACCTTTCTTTAATTCGTTAGCCTTGTGCTAACTATTTTCTTGGCTAGTGTTATTTGCTGTTTATTTGCTTAGGCTCACCTTTCGGATTATTTGCTAAGGCTCAACAGGCTCAACTAGGATTTTTCTTTATTTAATTTTATAACTGGAAGTCTAGCATACTATTGCTAGGAAATCAAGCCGACACGCCGTGCCTAGAGTGTGATTCCGCTCACATCTAGACAATTCCGACATTCTATCAGAATTCGGGCGGGTGAAGTGTATTCCTGATCTACTAGGACAGGCACCTTGCAGGTAGGGCAGTCGAGATATTCGACATATGAAACAGTGATCATTTTCTGATCCTTTCTTGTTAATCACCTTGATTAACTTTCTAATACCTTAAGTATGGCAGAAAAATCCCAAAAAATCAAGTCGCAAAACGGACATATCAGGACAAATTGAAATTTATTTTTTCTTTGACTGGTCATTTGTGTCCGAAATGTCCGAATTGATTAGACAAATGGGCACACTATGTCTAATTGTTTTTTGCTTTGAAACGTGGATCATACAAATAAAAAAAATATTAACATTTTCTGAATTTGAAATACGACGTAGGGGGTACAAAAATAGTTTGTGATATAATTATGATCTAAGGAATAGGTGTACATAATGATTGATTTTACTAATTTTGAAAAAGTAAATGATGAAGCTTATGTTTGGCGTAACTTTATAGGGGATGAATTAACAAATGATTTATTTGCCGAATCAGAATTAATATCTAAAGCACCTGCTGGAGTAGATGATAGAAATGGTTACGCAAGAGAAGATAGGCCAGGAGACAAAATACAACTACTTCATGGAAAAGTAGATCAAAGAATTGTTGATAAAGTAAACAATTTTTTTAAAGATACCATATACGATATTAGATATTTTTTACATTGGCATGCTCCAAAAAATGTTTGGTTTGCTGTGCATAGAGATGAAGAAGCACCAGACCCAACTCCATTAAAAAAAGCATGGGGTGGAGTATTGTATCTTGCAGATATGGACGGTGGAGAATTATTTTACCCAATAAATAACACTTGGTTTAAACCAGGTAAAGGGGATTTAGTTTTACATACAGCATCTATTGCGCATGGGGCTGTAGAAGTAAATGGAGACAATAAAAGATTTATTACCTTTGTAGTGTATGATAAAACTCAACCAGTAAATCCAGATAATCATCTTTCTATGGAAGAAGAATCAAAAATAACATGGAAAACTATTCAAAATTCAAAAGAATGGCTTAAATCTGATATTGGTACAAAATGGAGAAAAAAATATAATTTTGGGATGGTTGATTAATAATGGGTATCGTAAAAAACATTGTTGATACATATAAGTGCAATTACTGCTATCGTATAGGATCTTATACTGACTGGGTAGATGGCATTGAAATATCTGTATGCCTAAAACACCTAACGGAGCATAATTCAGGATGAATACATGCACTACTAAGTATTGTGCTAATGTAGCTAAATTTTTGATGATTAAAAACGGGGATACCGTAAGATATTGTTTACCTTGTGTTCAAAAGATTAAAGAATCAAGTGTTAAAAAACTTGTGAAAAGTTAAAGTACATATAATACGTTTAAAGAAGCCTTCAATTTTAGCTTCAATCTCTAGATCTTTTCTAGGTACTTCTATATGATGTGAATGAAAATGCGGGGACATCATTTGTTTTGAAAAGTGTCTAGGTGACATATTAACTCCTTGGTAAAAATACTCCTATAAAATGATCATCTTGATCAGAATTAGGATCTATCTGATACTCTATTGTATCAACAATAAAGTATTTTTCCAAGATAGGCACGATATCTTCAAATGTAAAATCTATCCATGTTCTTGAATGAATAATAAATCGGCGGGAGTGTAGCGACAGCTCTCTCAATATTTCATGCAGCTCATCAGGATGTATATGCTGCAACACTAATGAGCATAATATCTCATCATAATTCCTTATAAGGACGCTATCTAGGTTATCCAATAATATAAGCTTATTAGAATTACGTGTTTCATCTGGTATAAACTTAAGCATATTAGGATAGTCATATCCATATACGACTTCATATTGATCAATAAGGTACTTTAAATTACGCCCCGCCCCACATCCGAAATCTAATATAGATCCTGCATGTCGCAAATGATTCATAACCTCGCCATAGACAGGCATATTGATCGCATCGCCCTTATATCCTGTAAGGATTGCATCTAGGGCTTCATCATGATCTTCTAAGTTTTCCCAGAATCCAGACATTATAGAGGTCTCTTTAATATAGCACTATCAAATGTAAGATATATGTCCTTGTTTTCATTTTTCGGCTCACTCATTTTTCTTGCCATATATTCTTTTTGTTCTTGTTTAGATATTGACCAGTTACGAATTAAGAATATAATCATAGTAACAGCACCTAGTACCTGAATAGTATTATGTGGAAGAATAAGACCTAGTGGAACCAATATTGCAAATAAAGTTATATCGAGTTTAAGTCTTTTCTTGGATGTGTTATCTCCATGTGACAATTCATGCATAACACTCTGCATTTGTTTATTTCCTCTGCGATTGTTTTCCATGCGTATCTCCCGCCTTTTACCATGTCTGCGACATGTACTTTTTTACCCGATTTGGTTTTGTACTTGTTCTCTGGATTAAAATGATCAAATGATAACGCTGCTGGATGAGAGTTATATCCGCAAATCTCGCAACCTGCGGTCATTTTAATTTTATCTATTCGTTTCCGAATTTCTTGCGGAGTCATAGGTGCGATTCCATATAGCCCTATTATATCAATCTTCAAATTTCAAAGCTGGATCTGGACCCAGAACTTTACCTTCCGCATGTAATTTTTCTAATTCATCCATTTTATCTGGATTTTGTAGACTTATCATCATAGCTAGCAAATCATATATTCTTAACTGCTGAATATAAATACCTGCGATCATTTCTTGAAATGCTTGTATCTGTTCGTCGCTCATTTGAGATTTTCCACCTTATGCTTGTTCATAATTGTAACAAAGTCTTTATTACCAAACCAATGCATTTTGCCTTCTATTTCCCAATAAAGGTTATATCTATTTATTAATGTTATTTTAATTGCATGGGATAAAACTTCGGCATCTAATCTTTGTCCCGCTTCTGTGATTCTTAGGTATTGCACACCTTCAACATCCTGCAATGAAAAAATGGCTCCAATGCGGTCAGGACGCATTTCTTCGGGGTATACGTCGGGTTGTCTTAGCCATTCACATTCAAAGCCTGCACAAGGGTTCTGAGGCCGATTTTCGTACTCTCCACATCCTTTGCCTATCTGCAATATTGGACAGGGCTTTCCACCAAGTTTAAATGTTTTACCATCTCGCATAATGAGATCAGATTCTCCATGCAAATACCCTTCACAGCATTTAGTGCATTCGCCACATTGTCTAGTCATGAGATTGCTTATCTAAAATTTTTTGGTACGTCATTAAACCAGGTTTTAAATTGAAATTACATTCTGGAAAAAAACATTTTAATTCAATTTGTAAATCATTATTTATAAAAGGGACTAAGTTCATTTCATGATCTGGATTTGAACACATAAATGGATTATCAGATTCATTTTGATATTTTTGAAATACTTCTAATCTCATAATAAACTTTCTAATAGTGATGGGGGGATTTTTAATCCCCCCACTTTAAATTATGTAGTCGCTAAGCTTTGCACTACATTGCTCATAGTTGTTTCTACATTACTAACATATTCTCTAATAGTAGGCTGGTTGCGGTAATAACGAGTATTCCACTTAGCCTTATTAGCAGCATATCCTGGCAAGTAATGGCTTGCGATGACTTTTTCCCAATCATGGTACTTAGTCCAGAGATATTGTATCTCGCCTCTCATGCGAGAGTCCTGCGCCCATTCGGGAGCTAGACAAGCTGTTTTGAAACCTTTATAATTATCCCAAGTTATTGGCATATATTGATATGCTCCACAAGCATCTGACCACTTTGATTTAGCTTTGTACCTGCCATGTGATTCTACTTGCTTAATGGAATACATTAAGATTTCAACTTTTTCTTTGAAGTTGAGTGAGTTACTCAATTTCATTTTTATTCTTTTATTATTATTATATATATTTATATTATATAATTTTATAGATATATATTTTATATTTATATTATTATATATATTAGATATATTTTTATTATAGACAGCTTGATTTTTAAAGTCAAGTGCCTGCGCTGTATCTGTAGAAAATACAGTATGAGGGATTCCCCACAATGTACTTCCTAAAGTTATCAATACAACTAGTGTTAGATGGAACTTATTTTTTAAATTCATTCCCTTACCTCCTTGTTTTACTGACAGGTAATATATAGTGTATCATGATATAATAAGAAAAACAAGGAGCAATTTTGAAAATATCGTTAACTGGACCTGCTTTTAGAAATATGGATAGAGGTGTGGGATACGGAGAAGCTTCTTGGAATATATATAATTCATTTAAAAAGTTAAAATTAGATGTAGAAATAGAAGCTAAACAGGCTGATATTGAAATTTGTTTTGCTGATCCAAGAAATTATAATTTTAATGACCCGCTTAGTTATAAAATATGTTACACTGCTTGGGAAAGCACAGATGTAAGTCCAACTTTTAAAGCAAAAATGGAATTAGCAGATGAAATTTGGGCAACATCAGATTGGGTTGCAAATGTTTACCGTGAAATATTTCCAAATAAAAAAATATTTACTTACAAACATGGCATTAACGAAATGTGGGTTCCACAATTAAGAAAAGAAGCACATAAACCATTTACATTTTTACATATAGGAGAGCCATATTCAAGAAAAGATGCTCAACTAGTAGTTGATTGTTTTTTAGATCTTTTTGAAAATAATCTTGATTACAGATTAGTTTTAAAATGCACAAAAATGAATACAACAAAAATTAAAGTTGGTCAAGGTTGGTTGGTAAACCCAACAACAGTTCACGATAACATTATTGAAATAAATGGAGCTTTATCCCCAAAGCAAATGGTTGAATTATATGGGCTTTGTGATGTTTTTGTATATCCAAGCTGGGGAGAAGGATTTGGTTTTCAACCTTTGCAAGCAGAAGCATCTGGAATGCCTTCAATATCAACCGATGGATGGGCGGATTATGCAAAGTATATTACTTTTCCATTAAATTCTAGATGGCATAATAGTCCATGGCCCGATATTCATCAAGGTATGATGATGAAACCAGAAAAAGAACATCTTAAGAAACAAATGTTAAACAGTATAAAAAATTACAAAAATGTTTTACCACAAGTATTTAAAAATGCTTTTGATATCCATAGAGAGTATGATTGGTTAGAAGTAACAAAACCTGCAGTAGCAAGATTGCGTATGATTTATGCAAATATGTTGTTAGAAAAAGAATATTTTAACTTTTCAGAATTAAAAAAGAATTCGTGATAGAATTAGGTTCTATTAAATTTTAAAGAAAAAGAGGAACCAACAAATGTCTGGAACAATTGAAAACCCGTATGAAAATTTTATTGCACTATCTCGTTATGCAAGATGGTTAGAAAAAGAAAATCGTAGAGAAACTTGGCAGGAAACTGTTGATCGTTATTTTGATTTTATGGTTATTCAATTGCGTGAAAAACACGGTTATGTTCCTAATGATAAAGATTTAACAGATTTACGTAAAGCAGTTTTTAATCGTAATGTTATGCCATCTATGCGTTCTGTTATGACAGCAGGTCCTGCATTAGAAAGAGAAAATGTTTCTGGTTATAATTGCGCATTTCTTCCAGTAGACAATGCAAGATCATTTGATGAAGCAATGTATATTCTTATGTGTGGTACTGGTGTTGGATTCTCTGTTGAGTATAAATACATTAATAAACTCCCGTCACTTCCTGAAACACTTGAAAAATCATCAACAACAGTTATTGTTGGAGATTCAAAAGAAGGTTGGGCAAAAGCATATCGTGAACTTCTTGGATTGCTTTGGGCGGGACAGATTCCTCAGATTGACATTAGTAAAGTTCGTCCATCAGGTGCACGTCTTAAGACAATGGGAGGAAGATCATCTGGCCCTCAACCATTAGTAAATCTTTTTGATTTTACAATTCAAATTTTTAAAAATGCACTTGGTCGTCAATTAAAACCAATTGAAGCTCATGATATTATGTGTAAGATAGGTGAAGTTGTAGTTGTTGGTGGGGTACGTCGTTCCGCAATGATTTCTCTTTCAAACATCAATGATATTGAAATGGCCCAAGCAAAAGCTGGTAATTGGTGGGAGAAAAATTCGCAACGTGCATTGTCTAATAATTCTGTTGCGTATTCACGTAAGCCAGAGATGCAGCAGTTTATTGCAGAGTGGAAATCTCTTTATGATTCAAAGTCTGGAGAGCGTGGTATCTACAATGTAGCAGCAGCTCAAAAGCAAGCATCTAAATACGGAAGAAGAAGTGCAGATATTCATTATGGAACAAATCCTTGTTCTGAAATCATTCTTCGCCCCTATCAGTTCTGCAATCTTTCAGAAGTTGTTTTGCGTGAAGAAGATACTCCAGAAACAGTTGCTGAAAAAGTAAGACTTGCTTCTATTCTTGGAACTTGGCAATCAACACTTACAGATTTTAAATATATTAGAAAAATTTGGAAAGATAATACTGAAGAAGAAAGACTTCTTGGAGTTTCTTTAACTGGTCAGTTTGGTAATAAGTTTTTTTCTGGTCAAGATGGATTAGATAAACTTGGAACTGTTCTTGATAGACTTCGTGAATATGCAGTTGAAATTAATATTGAAGAAGCGGAAAAAATTGGGATTCCCGCTTCAGCAGCAGTAACATGCGTTAAGCCGTCAGGCACAGTTTCCCAATTGGTCGGGGTGAGTTCAGGAATGCATCCATGGCATTCAGATTATTACATTAGAACAGTTCGTGGAGATAAAAAAGATCCAATTAGTAAATTTTTAATTGATTCTGGAATTCCAGCAGAAGACGATGTAATGAGACCTGATGCTACCATTGTTTTTTCTTTTCCAGTTAAAGCTCCTAAAAATGCTATCACTAGAGATAAATTAAATGCTATTCAACAATTAGAAACTTGGTTAGTATATCAAAGACACTGGTGTGAGCATAAGCCATCTATTACTGTTTCAGTAAAAGAAGATGAATGGATGGAAGTTGGTGCTTGGGTGTATAAACATTTTGATGAAGTATCAGGAATTTCTTTTTTGCCATACTCAGAGCATACCTACGTTCAGGCCCCATATCAAGAAGTTGATAAAGATAAATATGAAGAGTTGCTAGCAAAAATGCCTAAAACTATTCAATGGCAGGGATTATCTCTTTATGAGCTAGAAGATTCTACATCTGGATCTCAAGCTTTAGCTTGTGTTTCTGGCGAATGTGAAATTGTAGACATAAACGCTTAATTATGGTATAATATTAAAAATTCCTGTTTATACGGCGAATACGTTGCAGGGGTTTTCTTATGTTTTATCAATTTAAAATGATATAATCCAATTAAGATTATTTTCTGGGGGGATTGTGTCTATTACATCTAAAGATAGTATAAATTATGACATTGTTCAGGGTGATACTTGGACATATCAATTGCAATATGGCTATCAGGATGAAAATGATGATGAAACTTTTTATCCAACTAATATAACTGGAATGACATTTAGATTAGAAGTAAGAGATAGGCCTGCAGGAAAAATTCTTTGTGCCGTATGCACAATTGGTGATGGTATAACAATAGTAGATGCAATAAATGGAATTATTGATGTTGAAATCTCCCCAGACAAAACACAAAATTTTGTTTATCCAAGATCTGCTTATCAAATACAAGCCACAGATCAATATGGGGCACAAGATACTTGGATCCAAGGTTGGTTTAAAGTAAATCCAGGAGTTATAAACTAATGACAGAAAAAATAATTGTTCGTGGAGTAGGTGCTAGAGGTCCCGCAGGTGCGCAAGGCCCCGCAGGAACTGGTATTACTGTACTTGGAACTTATGCTAATTTAGCAGCACTTCAATCCGCACACCCAACAGGTCAAACTGGTCAAGGTTATTTAATATCATTAAATTTGTATATTTGGGATTTAACAACAAATAGTTGGATTAATGTTGGTCCAGTACAAGGACCAAAAGGTGATACTGGTGCAACTGGCCCACAAGGCCCACAAGGCCCAACAGGTGCAACTGGTCCACAAGGCCTAACAGGTGTTGGCTTACAAGGCCCAGCAGGTTCACAAGGACCTCAAGGCGTTCCAGGACCACAAGGTTCACAAGGTCCAACGGGACCAAAAGGTGATACTGGTGCAACTGGTCCACAAGGTCCAGCAGGAACAATAACCAATTTTGATGTAGCACTTGTTTCATTTGTATATGAAAAAAGAACTAATGGAATAGTATGGGATATACCACATAATCTTAATTTTATGCCAAATGTAACAGTTATTGATTATGGCTATAATAATGTAGAATGTGATATAAGGCATGTTGATTCAAATAATTTGAAATTAACATTTTCGGAGCCCGTCTCTGGACATGCTTATCTGTCGTAAGGCAAAAAAATAAATAAAAGGAGTGTTAAAAACACATGGCAAAAACTTACTTAACAAATATTAATCTTAAGGGTAATCAGCTTTTAAATGCTGCTATCCAACCTTCCGCCTCTGCTCCTAGTGCTTTGACGGCAGGTCAGCTATACTACAATACCGCAGACGGTATTTTTTACTTCTCAACAGGATCTGGAACAGGAAGCTGGCAACCAGTTGGAGTCCAGTATATTGAAACAGTAGATTCAGTATTTACTGTAACAAATAAAAATCTTTCATTAAATTATGGAACTGGTTTAACTTTAACTTCAAATAACTTAGTTATTGATCGTTCAGCTACAGATACATGGTATGATCCAGCAGGAGCAGCATCTTCTGCACAAAGCGCAGCCCAGTCATATGCAGACACATCTGCAACAAATGCTTTAAATTCAGCTAAATCTTACACAGATTCAGCTATCTCTTCTGAAGTATCACGTGCAAATTCCGCATACGATTCAGCAGGCTCCGCATCATCAGCTCAAACAGCTGCACAATCTTATGCAAATACCGCAGCAACAAATGCTGAAAATGCTGCTAAAACTTATGCAGATTCACTAGCATCAAATTACGATCCAGCAGGATCGGCAACAACAGCTGAAAACAATGCAAAATCTTATACTGACACAAAAGTTGCAAATCTTGTTGGAATGGCACCCTCTCTTCTTGACACATTAGAAAAAATTGATAATGCAATAGCTAACGATGCTAATTTTTCAACAACCCTCTTAACTGATATTGCTACTGCTCAAGCAACAGCAGAAAGCTATACAGATTCAGCAATTTCTACAGAGGTAACAAGCAGAAATTCTGCTATAGCAACAGCAAAATCAGAAGCTATTACAGAGGCAGAAGGATATACAGATTCTCAGCTTTCAACATTTGGAAATCAAACTTCTACAGATATATCTAATGCAATCACAACTGCAGAAAATTATGCTGATAATTTAGTTACATCTCTTGCTCTTACATCTAAATATGTAGGATCTATTTCTGGCGATGGAACAACAGATACATTTACAATTACTCATAATTTAGGTAAACGTTCTGTTATGGTTCAAGTTTATCAATCTTCTGGTTCCCCAGATACACAATGGGCGGATGTAGAAGTAGATATGACTAGAATATCCACAAATGCAATTACAATTGGAATGGGAGTTCCGCCAACAGTTGGAACAACCTACGAAGTAGTAATCGTAGGATAATAAAAAATGATATAATGGGGGGAAAGCTAATTTCCCCCATTTTTGGAGATATATGTCTAAGAAATTTTTAACAGCATTAAACCTTCTAACAACAGATAGAAATCCATCTTCTGGTAAAGAAGGCGATGTTTATTTTAATACTTTAGACAAAAGCATTAGAATTTATAATGGTGTAACTTGGGTAACTATTGTAAAGTCTGATGATCCCGTTCCGTTTTATGAACATACTCATACTTATGACGGAGATGTACACTCTATTAGCATACAAAATCCTGTTTTACTTGGAGAGGTAGATGTTAATGGTGGTTCGCCTTTGCAACAACTTCCTGTTATAATAGGTGAAGATGGTAGAACTCCTTCAGCAATAGCTACAAGAGAATCACAATCTAATCTTTCAAACTTGGATGGTGGCATAATTGGCCAGTAACTTCCCGCAAAATTTAGACAGCGTTACAAACCCAAACCCAAACGATCCTTTATCAAATCCATCACATTCAGAACAGCATATACTTGCTAATACTGCAATTGAAGCTCTTGAAGCAAAAGTTGGTATTGATGGCTCAACAAATCCAAATTCTCTTGATTATAAAGTTGCACAACTTGAAGCAGCTGGCGGAACTACAACAGTAGAAGTTCTTGGTCTTCAAGGCAATAATGATTTAGAAGTCTATGGTATAGAAAATCCGACAGTTATAGATACTTTAGATACAAATCATTGGCAATCTGCACAATATAAAATTCAAGCAACTAAAGGTTCAGATGTTTATGCTGCAGATTTAAATGTTTTGTTTACTCCAAGTGGAGCAAATGTATCAGAATCAAATATCATATCTTCTAGAGATAATTTTGCAAATCCCGCCAACTTTGATTTTGTGTATAATGGAAGTATAATAAGTTTAGTAGTAACCCCAGTATCAGGTTCTGTATCCGTAAGGTTTCTCAGAACAGCTTTAAAAAAATAAAATAAAAACAAGGAGCAACACCCCACATGGCAACAGTAGATAAAAATTTTAGAATTAAGAATGGGTTAGTTGTTGAAGGTACCACAGGTACAATCAATGGTAATAATATTCTTACAGAATCAGCAGGCGATTCGTATATCCTCAATCTTGTTGGCGGAGCTACACTTGTTAAATCCGTTGACACAGCAGTATTTAATGTTGATGGCTCAGGCAAACTTACA